AGCAAAAATTGCAGGTGTAGTCATGGTTTATACTCCTATGCTGTGTGACTTGCGCCATAAGTTGAAATAACAATACTGTTTAAATCTTCCGACTCACACTGTTGCTTTTTAACACCGTATAGCATGCGACCTTCTGTAGCTTCAACACATTGGAAGTCACGATCTTCTCTGAAGCATTGCACAGGAGCAACTCCACCCTTCGTATCATCACCAGTTCCCGCACCGGAGAATTTAGAAGAGAAAAGAAGGGCATCTTTACCACAAAGAATAGCGCGGCGAACTGTAGAGATAGCGGAACTATCAGCAGCAGAAACACCGGTTGGCACTCTATTTGAAGTATAAATGTTCACATTCTGATATTTACCAATTGTTTTAGTGCCGTAACCGTCACCAGTCATAATTGGATTATCAGTCAAGTTCCCGCCTTCCATAGCAGCAAGATTGTTTGTGTACCACTGAATAGCACCAGTAGTATCACGGCGCAGATCAAGTGATTGCTGATGAGAAATATAAATATCAAATTCACTACCATCTAGCGGTTCAGCCGTAGGGTATGTGGTTTGCAATTTCTCAAGAGCAACATCAATTAAATCTAGCGTCATAGTGTCAGCAGAAGTAATTGATTGATCGTTAGCAGCACCACCAGCACGCACAATGCGGTTGGTAGAAGGTGAGTTAATTGTGTTTAATCCTTGTACAAATGTACGCGCAGCACCTGAGTAAACAGATCCATCAACGTCAAGAGTAGTCGAATTAACACCACCAAGCTGATTAAAGCAAGATGCATCCAAGCGTGAGCCATGCCAATCTCTTAGCGCAACTTCCGCGGTTTCTTGATACTTAACAAGCGTACGTGCTGATTGAACTGTTGATTTACCATAGTATGCAACCGCATGACGGACTACATTGAAAACCATGTCAAAACCTTGTTGATTCAAAGCTTCTTCATTATTTTCTAGGGTTCCACCTTCTCCGACACCAATACCAGTCAAGCGACCGATTTGTTGCACAGTAATTTTGTCACCAGCTTCCGCACGATCTAATTCTTCGGCGCGTATGATTGTACCGCGAGCTGCCATATGTCCGAACTGGAACCGCTTCATCATTTCGATGAAACGCAACTGTTCTGACCACAACTCGACATTCAATGCATCGCCCCTATTCATAGGAGTAACAGCCATTTTCATGTACCTTTTAGAGTTATAAATATAAAATTATTGTCTTCTTGGACAGATACATTTCATATTTTACAACCGTAAAAGGCGGCGAGTGTGCAATAAGATATCTCTATCTTATCACACATTTAACACCTTATCAAGACATAGCCTTAATTTTCGCACGTCTCAATGCTTCTGTGGCTTTTTTCAATGAACCACTAGACCCCGCAACCTTAGCAACATCAGCAAGCGACATGCGTTTTAGTTGGCTCTCGCTAAACCCAATATCACCAGATGAGGCAGGAGCATCATTGAGATTCGCGGATTTACCCATATTGCGTTTTAACTTTTTATTGTCACGCTTAACTGGTGGTAAATCCTTGTAACCTAGTGCAACGGCCTGCGCCTTTAGTGTGTTAAAGATAGCATCTGAGGATAAACCAGCTTTTGCCAATGTCTCAACAATTTGATACTCTTGCTTCTTAATTTCTTGCTGAACTTGTGCATTAGTGGCTGTTGGATACTGGCTCTTTAACTCACGCGTGCGCTCACTATTGTAGTATGCCTTGGCATCCGTATAACTTGGATCATCCTTCACGAAAGCATTCTCTAGGTTAATATAAGCCGATTCAGCCTTACTAGTGGATGCTTCCTGCGTGATAGCACTAAACTTATCATTAAGAGCTTGTATCTGTTTATCACGTTGTTTTAATTGATATTCAAAATATGCATCAGGGTCGTAATCTTTATCAGGAATAACCTCGGCCACAGCCTCAGGGATAACTGGTTTATTCATGGCTTCTTGTGCGCCTTGTATCTTAGCAAGCTCAAGCTTAACAGCGGCCATAGCCTCGTCACGTTGCTTTAATTCTAAGCGCATCTTTTGGAAAGCGTTCTTAGCCTTTTTTTCCTTTGGTTCTTCTAGCTCTTCTTCTTCCTCTTCAAGCTCATCAGTAGAAGCCTCTTCATCGCCAGCATCTTCTGATTCACTATCTTCTTCTGGCTCGGCCACCTTTTCAAGCGCATCTTCTTGTTCTTCTGGCTCCGCTTCTGCCATATCAGTTCTGGCTTGCGCTATCTTATCCCTTAATTCTTGTGCTAAATCACTCATGTTTGCTCCTTATGGAATGATTAAATCGTAAATGATATTTGGTCTGTTTGTGCGTTCAATAGTTGGTTGTTCTCAATATCAATTTGCTGTGCCTCCTCTATGATTTTCGTGGTGTCAGCTCTAGTCTTATCAATATCGACTGAGCTTTTAAGAATATCGGATTGCAATTTCTTGATCTCTTCTTGTTTCTTGAGTAATGAGGCTTGCATATCCTGCAACTTAAGTGTATCAACTTGTTGGCTTAATTGCTGCTCTTGCGCTTGCGCCTGTTGCTGCTCTGGCGTTGGTTTCGGCGCTAGTATCTCACGTATTCTATCTTTCGTGGATTCCTTGAATGGCATCTCACTAATTAAAGCAGGATAGATATCCTTACCTGTCATCAATACTGTGAAGCCATACCCATCCCAAGCGTAAGATTCTCGCGCTGCTGTACTGCTGTAGTAGGGACTTCTTGCACATCTAGATCATACTCAGAAAATAACGCCTCATTGTCTACCTGCTCACGCGTAGCAACACCATCAATGCTAATAACGCGAATTAATACATTCGGATCATTCTCGAATATCACACGCATATAAGTAAGCATTAGCTTTGCAGATTCTTTCTGGAAAAGTGTAATACTATCAAAGTATGTTGCCAAAGTGGAGACAACTTGCTCTATCCTTTGAGCCTCCAATAGCGCAGAGACCTGCTTATTCTCAGACGATCCCAAGAACTCAGGGTTAATCCCTGTGGTTTCGAACATACCAGATTTAGCAGCAGCCAACACATTTTCGTAACCAGTAGGTAAAGCACTTTGCGCTTTCGGTTGTATCTTGCCACCTGCTAGCGCCCCATTTTCAACACGTATCGCGGCATTAGTAGAAGCCCACTGCTGCTCGAACCTCTTGGGATCTTTAACAGCATCCTCTTCATACATTACCCCCACCTTTTGGAGTTATTCGCAATAGTATACATGATTTCCGTTAGCGCCTTATTCGCATAGCGTGACGGCTCGCGCAATTGGTCAACCATGCCGTGCCAAATACCACGAACTTCGTCATAGTCACCAGTTTTGAACTTAATCGTAAAGCCTTGCTGATCCTTTGATTTGAAAGACTGGAATACCTTCTTACCCGATACTATAGCAGTGTAATATACTTGGCGCTTATGCTTGATTTCCTCTGCTTCAATATTAAACTCATCGAATAGGGCATGCAGTAGATTGCGTGTCTTTGTGGTTACAACTAACTCTTCGGAGGTAGGATCAAAAGAGAATAAATCCTCCAGAATATCTTCCTCATCGTTCTCTTCGTCAATTTCCTCTTGTAGCAACTCAAATGCTTCGGCGATCTCTTGTTTAGCCAACGGGTCAACAGTTGCGTCATACAAGGGGTTCTCTATGCGGTAATAGTTTTCATACTCCCACCATTGATAGGAGAATACTTGCACAAGATCCTCTTCAACCTTCGTTGCAACACGCACAGCATCCCTAGTGCTTGTGGATGCTAAGGGACTTTCTGCGTCCTCAAACTCTTCTTCTTCAGCGCCAAAGAACTTTGCCGCATCTTCACGATCCATTATCTTACGGCGGTAACACCAACGGCTATCCAAGAGGTTCGTTTCCCTAGCTTGAGGATCCCAACCAACCTCATCAAACTTTAAGGCGCAGGCCGCCACTTCTCCCCTTGGATTCTTCACATAGGAAATACTATGATCTACCGCTGCAACACCAGAGATCAGCATTTCTTTATCTTGGCGAGACTCCACTTGCGGCATGTTCGCATCTGAACGGATATAATCGGAGAATGCATTCGTGCTTTTGGAGTAATCTTTCTGAATTTCGGCCTCTGGTATCCGAGCTTGGTAATCTGGCTTGCGTCTAAGCTTAATCATAAAACCAGTTACGGAATTAACAAAGGGCTTAATACGGTTGAATACAACGATCTTGTGGCTTTTTCCACTCGACACACCAACACTATAGGCCATTTCATCACCACTATAAAACTGGTGGTTAGTGGCTCCTTGTTGATACTGTAAATCTAAACCCGACTCAGTAATACTATGGTGTTCTTTAAACTGATCTAATATCTTTGATTTACTTAACATTTACCAACTCATAAAATCATCATTTGAATAATTGCTACTCTGTCTTAATGTGTCACCACCAGATATATACTCAACTTCTTCACGAGGGAAGTAAGCCTCAACATCATATATCCTTGTCCATGCGTCAATCATATCGTCATTTTTCCCAACGGGAAACAACATCAATTCATCCTCAATTAATTCTTGGGATAAATCATGGACTTCATTTTTGTAATTATTATATATTATTTTGTCCGCTATGTAAACACGGTCATTTTCCCAGTCAGGGATTGATCGGCGTATCCTATCTTCTTTACTCATGCGCCCCTTAACTTCAACCATAGAGAACCTATAGTTTAGTGTGTCTTGTGCTTTCTTAATGTAGTATTTATCCGTCATCATTCCATATTGTTCAACACCAACTCTAGGAGGCTTACCACTCTTAATGTTCCATTTCTTATGTAGCTTAATCAAAGCGTTTACGCGCTCGGTAGGGTTGAGCTTATCACGTATCAAATCAAGTATGTAATAGTTCTGATCTGGTGCTAAACCAATAACCACCATCGCTGTATAATCAGAGGTTTTCTTTTGGGAGTTTGCAGGATCGTAGAATATCCATAAGTTCATGCTTCTGCAAGAAAAGTTCTCATGGTTTGGATTAAAGAACTGGATGTGATCCTTGCTAAATTCACCGTTACCCACAGGCGCCGGCTCTTGCATATACTGGCCGTAGAAGACATATTTCTCCTTAGAGCTACCCTCATCACGCTGGCGCACTAAGTCCTTAATATTCTCCTTGTATTCCCAATACGATACATCATTGCCATCATCATCTTTCACAATAGCAGGGATCTTGATATGCTTAATCGGCAACCCTAAACCACCATTCCGTATAAAACCAGTGGGATCATTCTCATGGAGTCTTTGCATAATCAGCAGTATAGGTGTAGCAGGGTTTGCTTTACGTGATTTAATCGTATTCACCAGTATATCATTTATACGGTTACGATCTGCCGTGGATTCTGCCATTTCGGGGCTAAGGGGATCATCAATAACAATCGCACCACTAAAGCCACCAGTCATATGACCAGCACGAAAGCCTGTAACCTGACCGCGCATGGAAGTAGCATAAACACCGCCTGCATTGCGATCAGTACCATCCTCATTAAAGGCGACATTCCAGCGTTTCTTCGATTTACTATCTGGCCGAATCCTAAGATTCCATAACTCTTGGAACTCATCACTCTCGATTATATCCTTGGCTGCAAGTGAGTTCTGTTCTGCAAGCTGGTCTGAATATGATAGGTGCAAGAATCTGCATCTTGGATTTATTGCTAGGCTTCTAGCCATCCAGTTTACAACGGCCATTTGTGTTTTAGAGCTACCAGGCGATACATTAATGATCACAACATGGTTGTCGTACTTTCCAGCCTCAATGTCCAGCAGTGTGTCCGCGATCTTGCGATGATGCCAGTTACATATAAACTTCATGCCCTCGCGGAATTTAAAGAAATAGCGGGTAAAAAACAGCGGATCGGATTCACACGATGCTTTAATAACTTTATTTCTAATATCTTCTTTTGTTGGCATGTAAGAGCCTTATGGATTTAAAACTCACCCTTTAGCGACTCAACGACTTCACGCGCTATCTTATCAACCTGCGATACTGGCACTTCATCGTCACCTGACTCAATAACTTTATTATAAACCGTGCTTGTCTCGGAATAATCATCCCTAAATTTATTAGTAACCATCTTAACCCACATACCAGTGTTATAGCCCTTGTTAGATAGATTCTCTCGCGCCTGCCTCTCGTACCATGCTTGCGAGAAGGAAACCGCCTCACGTATAGCAATAGCAAATTCAGGGTTCGCGCGCATCCAATTATACATGGTTTGCTTTGATGCTCCAAACTTCAAGCCCATCTCACAAATGGACATACCCACCTTGCCGAACTCTTTCACCTCGTTGCAATATTTAGCTCTATAGTCTGTTGGTCTGCCAGCAACCATAATCTACCTCTGATTGGGATTTGCATTCTCGAAATGCTTTATAGCTTGCTCTACCGAATCACCAGAAGAATTAATATAAACCCC